GTGCCGGTCCAACCAATTCACTTAGGGGAATAGAATTTCGTTAATTTTAGCTTTTCCGCGCTCCTATAGCAATCCTTTGGTTTAAAACCGCACTAACAACGAAAGCATTGGGTGTAGCCCTCGTACCATGGGCCGGATCGTAATTGATAAGGGTGGCCGGCTTCGAGACCACAGTAAGAGTTCGTATGGTGATACTGTTTGTTAATTTTTAACAAATTCGGCTTTGGCCATATACGGAATGGGGAGGCGCTATCAAAGATCCATCCGAACTGTCTATAACGGACGACGAATTATTTTAGAGTGGTCTTATCCTGAAACGCACAGGAGAAGTCTTCACCGTTGGTTGGTTTGCTGCAACCGCCAACGGGGTTGATAGAATTGACTACACCTGCCATTAAGTGTTAGTATCCTCAAGGTGAGGTATCTTTTTATGTCTACCGTGATTCAAGCACAAGCTAGTCTTTACAAACGGTCCCAGGAGACGAATATCACGTGGACATCAGTCAGTATTCTGACGAGCTTCAATACTGGAAAACGCAATGCGCCGTTCGGCCCGGCCTTTCTCACTTTCCCCGGGTGCAGCGAAAAATAAAGTGGCAAATGTCCTCGAAACGCGAAGCTCAGCGAGCACAAAACCATGCCAAACTTGCAGCACAAGTTAGTCACGTAGCCCTGTGTGGCAGCAAACCATGCACCACTCAGAAGCACTATCACCCTCTTCCTAGAGGTGTGAAACGGAAATTGGATGGCGCCGCCAGGCGCCTAGCACAAAAAGTTACACTTTGTAAGCCAATTACAGAAGTTTTTCTTTGCGAAATCGATATTGCTACGTGCATGTCGATTCCTGGCCCACACTACCACCAACTGCGTTCAATTAAACCACCCAAAAACGTTGACGCAATTGGTGAATCGCTCCAGAACTCCGAGGAGGAGCAAGCCGGCATAGCCGACGCGCTTGACGCCATTCTGGATTGCGAGTTAGACGATGAGGTGATTGAACCAGTTATGCCGGCTCTTGAGCTCGTGCAGGTTGATCATGGGGAGGAGGAGTCAGTTAAGTCTCTTAACAGTGTACCTGCGCGAGCAGAGGTTGACCAAACTGACGACAGCTCCATCTCATCGTCTAGCGATGGATCGTATGATACACGTGAGCCAAGTGATGTTGCTACGAGCGGGAGTGAGAGTGAATACGGTGGCGACTTAGAGGAGGTCAGTGTTTGGTCATTGGAGAGTGACCTCACTGCCGACTCGAAGAGCAGCGACTCAACTAACTCTCAGAACAAAGAAATCCCTGAGCACAAAGCTGACACCGCACCTAACACTGAGGACTTTAAAGATGAACCAAAGGTCAGTGTTGTGAGCGAGTCTTGCGTCGTCCCGCAGAACAAGCCGTTTGTAGGTGATTTCATCCCTGTTGGGTCCCGCCATGCGTACATCAGCGCACGCACCAGCGATTTGCTCCTCAAGAGTAAGATTTGGTTGAGTAATCAAGGGAATGACGATGTGTATAACACACCTGCTTTCTTAACTCCTTTGGTTAAATTCTGGTACAATCTACTTTGGGAGCACAACCGCACCTTACCTGAGACCGAGAGAGACGCCGCATTCGCCGGGCGCAATCTCGTAGTGGAAGGTGCAAGCGCTCAGAGGTTGCGCTGGTTCTTGTGGAACAACAGATGGCGAAAAAGGAACAAGAAGATTGCCATCGATGTTCTGCACCGTGGTGTGTATCATCATGTTATCGAACGTGATATTTACGTGAACCTCGCTGACACTATAGTCCAAAGACTACCAAGCACTATGATGTCTAATCTTGGCGATGGTGACGTATGCACTTGGAACGCAGCACGCGTGTTGTCTGAAATTAATAAGGTCGACCCACTGTACCTGAGTGTCCAGAATTCTGAGACTACGCTTTGGACATGTGCGTGGATCTTGAACTATCTGACATACCGCACTGAGCTGCTGCGCTTCGCCCTCCCGACAAAAGGGGTGATGGGTAAAACCATGTACATGACGAAGCATTCTGCATACGAGGGCGTAAATTTTCGGTAACGACCCAGTACCCGCACCGGACGGCGGGTATTTGGCCAACGGGTCTTATGAGATTCGTCGCGTCCGAGTGTATGGTTGATAAGCCGTACAAATTTAATGATAGGTTCTTTGTCGTGGCAGGGCATGAGTTTATCAAAGATGGTGAGATCTGGTTCCCAGAGAATGACGAATCAGATCGAGAGTATGTAAATAATGAGTATCGAACCCATTTTGGCTTCAATTTCGCTCATAACGGTCTCATATATAGAAGGAGCGACAACAATATGCGCTTGGCTATGCGCCGCCACACCTGCGCTAGAGAACCTGAAATTGAAGGGTATGATACATTGATGAGGAGCAACCAGAGACAATGGGTTGCTCTGAGGGATATGGATGCCATTAAGTATATCTTAACGCAGAACAACGTCACTTTTGACTTTGAACGCACCGTTGCAGCGAGTGCTCAATTGTTGGCGAACACCCCGCATCCAAAACTCGCACTTAGGCAGAACGCTTATCGTGATTTGCTAACGAGCTCCGAGTTGGGTAGTGAAGTCTGGTTAAGATCGTGCAATTGGAAGTTTAAGCCTGATGAAATTGCTAGGCCAGGTAAGTATGGACGTCTGATCGTAGACCTCGGTGTCTCGGCGTCCTTACAGGGAGCAGACTGGACATCATATGTTAAGAGTAGGATAGACTGTCGTGAAATCCATCATTTGGATTGTGTTTTTGTCTTTGTCGGTACCCCCGACCCCACGCTCTTAACACACTATTTCGACAGATTGATGAACCACGAGCATCTTATTTACATCATCTGTTTTTCAGATGATGCATGTATTTCATATAAGAATGCCAGTGGTGATAACGAGATTTATAATCTCGATTTTTCTAGCTGTGATTCCAGTCAGACGCAATCAATGTTTGAGTTTATGTTCAAACTCTTTGATTGCCCGAAAGACGTTGAGATCGCACTGAGGGGTCAGATCATGAGTACTATTCGCGTCCAGAGTTACAATAAGAAGCATTGTGTTCTTCTGAAACCGAAGGAGTATTACCTTCAGTCAGGCATCACCGCCACAACTCTCCTAAATACCACCGCCTGGTTCGCTTGTTTCCTGCACATGAGCGAGCATTACCATCCCTTCTTAGATATTGTCAAACTCTGTGCTGATGTAGGTTACACTGTCACCGTTGACCACTGTGAGATCCCTGAAGATATTCAGTTTCTCAAGATGTCCCCTGTCGAGAACATCCACGGTCAGTATTTCGCTGTGCTCAACCTTGGCGTCATATTGCGCGCCTCTGGAGTTTGTCGAGGATACCTACCGGAACGTGGTCCAATCGATCAACGCGCTCTCGCTTTCCAGAGCGGCATCATGAACGGTATGCTTCGCCCGATCGTCAACCGCGATCTACAGCATCTCAACCCAAAGACATCACATGACGTCGTGGATCTCTCCCAGGTTTCTAACCTGTTCACACACCTGAACTACAGACACGTTCCGATACACGAGTATACGACTGAAGCACTCACGCGCCGCTACCGTTTGTCGCCTGACATCGAGTTGCCCGAGTTCTGCTATCAGTTAAGACACTCTCGGTTGTTCAGCACGTCATATAGCACGAGTATTGACAAGATCCTCTCCAAAGACTACTCACTTAACTGCCCACTTGAGTAGTCTCCCTTCATCTCTTTCACCTCCACCTCCTCCCTCTTCGGGATAAGACACTGCCACTGTCCAACTTTCCAGAACAT